AACGGATGGAGTAGAATATAATTCTATCCATTCAGCGCCTTGAAACACGCCATCATTACTGACTGAGATAAAAGCTGACATATCAGAAGTGCCAAAGCCAGTAACTGTATCAAGCTCGATTTTGCTTACTCTGACTTCCTCCAGCGGGATTAGCGGCGTCTGGACTTCAAACTCTACAAGTTGGCCATCTTGCGCAGCGCTTTCTTTGTCTAAGCTGAATATCCGGCCGTCAATCGCGCTTCCATAAACCCATTGCCGCCGCGCAGGGTCATCAACGCCATTGGCACCAATCCAAACGCCACCATCAACACCAGTTGACAGAACAGACCAGCATTCGTTCGCGCCTAGAGCCTTCGCTGCTGAATAGTTGAATACAAGCGTATGCCTAGGCAGTCTCACAATTAAAAGCTCGTAACGCTCATCGACACGAGATTCAAGCACCGTTGTAGCTAATTCGTCGGCAGTGTATGAAGCGAGGATGGTATCAACTGTGCGTGTTGAGATTGATTGAATATCGCCAGCGCCTACACCGTAAACCGATGGAGACTCGCCAGCTCGACCGCCAACAATGAAGATACCACCAGCTAACATGGTCTTTGCGTAAGTGCCGACAATGCCAGCGTTGATTGCTTTTTGCGGAATGTTGCTAAAAGCAAAGAACTCATTAGCCTGGTTAACGAACCACTGCATGGTGTTAGAGCCAAACGCAATCAGCAGACCTTCTTGGGTAGCCATCACGCCAAGCGTGCTATCCGGTGAAATCTCAGCAGTAGCGAACTGTAACGGGCTTACTTGCGTTTCATCGTTGATATCTGTGTGATACAGATATTCTCCATCAGTGAACACGTAGTAACCAGCAATCCAACATCCGTCTATCGGCGCACCTAAGTCTAAGTCGAGAATGCGCGACAACGTGCCATCGTTTTTGTACAGCCATGCTTTCTTATTGGTGACTATCAAAGTCGAGTTAAAAGAATAAGCAAGCGAAGCCTGCTCATTACCCAGAATCTCTCCGATGTTGGTCGTGGAGCCATCAACGTTGACAGAGTAGAGTCTATCACCGATGACGCGCAGATGCTTTTTCTGGCGCTCGTTGTAGATAGCGCCACGGTCGTAAGTCTTACCAAGCTCGTTGTTGATGAGTTTTAAGCCGTCATGCGCCAGCATGTAGCCAGCAGCGCCTCGAATGTCTTTGGGAATGGCTAGAAGGTTTTTGGGAAGGAAATCTACATAATCCGCCCCCTCTACTTTATCGCCGCGAATGATTGGAACGGGTAGCTTTGCCATTTACATTCCTTAATCGCAGCAGCGTTTATAGTTGCCGTAAAACCGACGATACCGCACAGCCGCGCGCTGACCTGATCCAATAGGCATGCGGCGACTGTAAGCAGAGCCAGCCTGTGATGCTAAACGTGCGCCCATGTTAGACAGAGATTGATTAGCCTGCATGACTAACACCTGATTAACGGACTCCGGTGAGAAGTCAGGCCACACGCGCATAGCTAGGTTTGTGATAATCGCTTGATTCATCCAGTCTTCCAATCCTGATAATGAAGACGGCTCGGCAGGTGACTCAAAGTTGTAACCCGTTTGCATTCGGGTTTCAAACTCAGCCATCATATCTTCTAGCCTGTCGAGTGCCAGAGTCATGTCAGACTGACTTGCCACGCCAGTTACGCCAGTCCTCAGTAGTTGAGAATATGCGCCGTTAACTAAATCAGCCTTTGTTTTCATCAGCTACCGCCTTGGTTTTGGCTGGCTCCTCACCTTCAAATACAGCAACAAGCTCACCACTTTCTAAGCCGCGCTGCGTTTCGTCTAAGTCTTTGCGAACTAATTCGCCTGTTTTTGCGTCGTATGTTTCGTACATAATTTAGCCCTCGGTTGTGTTGGTTTAGTATAACCCCAAACCCGCAAATAAAAAAGGGAGCCGAAGCTCCCTAACTATACCGCTTAATCAAAGCTGGTAACACTCTCTTGTCTGGCTCTAGGCTTCCTAGCTCTATGGCAAACTGCAACTTCCTTTTCTTCCATGCAAGGTGCGCTTCAATTGGATCGCTAAAGGTGCCAATCCTTTCTTTTTTATTGATTAAAGGGTTATTACAGTAAGCTGCGTATGTGCCATCCCTTTTATCTAGACCAACCCCAACAGGCAATCCCTCACTTGAGGCTTTTCTAGTCACTATAAATTTATTCAGTTTTCCACTAATGAAGCAGCAGCTTTCTTTGTTGTACTCTTTACTGCTTGGATCAAGCAAATCCTTATCAAGCTCCCTTCCATCCCACGACTGAAGCTCGACCCACGCTTTAAATGCACTAAATACAAGCCATTCGCTGCAAACCGAAGTTTCATTGTATGAAGGATGCCTTAATTTATAGGCGGAGTTGTAACATCTGCATAGCATGTTTTGCCATTTTGCGTATATAGGGCAAACATCGAAGGAAATACCGTTAATTTTTTTTGATTTCTGGTAGCTGGTGTCATCTAGGCCAACTCCATATAAAAGCTTTCTCATAACTATCACCATTAGTTAGTCACCGATTGGAAGGTATGCGGCAAACAGTCGGTGTTCTGTTTTTCGGGAGCTACCCTAGCCGCAAAGTCATTATAGCAAATAAAAAAGGACGCACAAGGCGTCCTCTTTGATTAGTTTCCTATCAGAATCGAATGGCCACGCCATTAGCTGAAGGATTTTTGTTCGTAATTCCGTACCAACAGAAAACTCGGAACTTAAAGTTCATTGTGGTTGAGTTGGCATCATACAACATATACATCTTCTGACCAGACTTCAGGGTTTCGCTGATAACACGCTGACCGCCGAACTGGTTGAAGTATTGAGCCGGAATCTCACCGTGGAACACTTCGATAGACTTCTTATCGAAGAACACTGAAGGACGCGCCAGCGCATCAATGTTCACGCGGTTCATTGTCGCGGTTGACAAGATGCGGGTATTGATGTTGCCGTAAGCTTGTTCCAGTGGCGACAGTGCAGGGTCATTAACAGCGATTGGCTTAGGATAAACCTGAACCGATGTACCGTTAGGCTTGGCAACAATGCGGAATGTCATTGCTTGATCAGTCACTGTTTTATCAGTTAAACCGACAGCCTTAACAGTCACGCCGCCGTTGGCGAATGTAACGATGTCGCCTACGTTGTAAGCTGCTGAAGAAGTAACCAGAATCGTACCAACGCGGTAATCGATGTTAGTCACTACGCCAGTCGCAGACACTGAGCCAGCTTCAGGCTTCAGTGATACGTTAGCTGTAACGGTTGTTGCTGGGTCTGCACCGCCTGCGATTGTAGACAGGTAAGAGCCAGTGTAAACGTCAAAGCCTGCAACGTTTTGCGCTAACTGACCAGATTCCCACACTGTGGCAGGGCGACCTTGTACAGTTTGACGGCCTGACAATTCAGTAGCGAAAGCCAGGTTATCACGCGGTGACAGAATAAACTTGCGCTGGTCAGCCATTGCTTGACGCTCATCCATAATAGTCTGAGCTTGAGCGATGAAGTTAAAACCGCTTGTGGTGTTGGTGCGGTAAGCCAAAGAGCCTGTGTTAGTGATAACGTCAGAGACCGCTTTGTTCAGGATTGCACCCTGCTTGCGGCCTGATTCTTTACCAGCTTCAGCCCAAAAATACGAATCGCGCAAGTCGTCAGCGCGTAACTCAACCAAATCGTTGGTTGGAGTGCCGAGGATTGCAGGATAAGTTTCTTGGATTACGCCTTGCTCTTGACCTGTCAAATCCCAACCTGATAGCACTGGGCGATGTTGTTGCACGCCGCGCCAAGTGAAGTTGGATGAGTTTTGAAGATTACCGCTTGCAGATGTAAAGCTATCCACTAAGCCTAAAATCTGAGTTTGTTCTTCATGTGTTTCGATTGCGTTCTCGAAAATGACTTCTGCAATCTTACCTGTAGTTGATGCTGCCATGATTTAAATCCTTACCAATTTGATGTATTTATGCCTTTAGCTTTCGCAGCCCGTTTAAGGTCAAACGCTTTTTGGTTGTCGCCAGCTTTTGAGGATTCGCGGTACTTTTTCAGTAACGCAGCTTCACTTGCTGGAACTCCCGCAGAGTCACCTTTTAACGGCGCATCTGGCGCAGGCGCTTTGCTTAGGTTTTTAGTCGGGCTTGCAAACTTAGATTTCAGACCGCCAAGATATACCGCTGCTGATAAACCTGTTGAATCTTCAATCATCAGTCGCTTAAACTCCGACATTGCAGCCTGATTTACACCTAGATGCGCGACCACCTTTTCTGAGCCGTTACCGATACGCAAAATAACTTGGTCTGCCACTGTGTCGCCGTTACCGTTCGTAATCACGTTCAACTCTTGGCGAAACCTTGCGTCTGCGTTTCGGTATTTCTGCTCATCAATCGCACCAGCTTCAATCAGCTTTGCTGCTCGTTCATAGTGTTCGTTCAGTCCAGCTTCTAAACGTCGTTGCGCTTCTGCTTGCGCTTCTGCCTGTCGCTGGTTGTTCAAAGAGCCATTGAGTTTTGCATCAATCAACTTGCTTTGATAATCAGCCATCGCTTCGGCGTATGCGTCCTCGTCAAAGTCGTATTCAGATAGTTTCGGCACTTTGATTGCTGCCGCCTGTGGTACTTGTGGTACTACTCCAGACTCTAAAGCCTCAATCTTTTTGCGCAGCAACTCTAACTCTGAATCCTTCTCATCTAGCCGAGCGCGCAGCTTGTGCTTCATCTCGACGTGTTTAGCCACTGGTACTGCTTGTGCCGCTGGCTCATCGGCTTTTAGCCATTCTTCCCCGTCATCTTCGGCTTGCGCTTCGCTTTCATCTTCGGGTTCAGTTGCTTCTGAAACGTCAACAACATCCTGTAGCTCGACTTGCTCGGGTTCAGGCTTGCCTTCCACCTTCGCTTCTTCAGCCGCATTTAAGGCCTTTAATTCTGCCAGTGTTTGCATAGATTTTTACTCGCTATGATTCGATAAACCTAGATGCCATCTAGTAAGGATTGAAAATTGACCGCTTTTCAATGTGCGTAGTTTTATTATCTGTCAAACTTTTGACAGTGTCAATTTTCTGGCGCATGAAGCGTCAAATCTTTGTTGTTGCGCGGGTGTTGTGGCGGTGCTATGTTTTGGTTTTGGCTTAACTAACTGGAGAAATTTATGGAATTTTTAAAGGTGTTTGCTGTTATTTTTGCGATGCTTGGCGCTTTCGTCTCGTGGATTGTATTTATTTTCTTGATTGCAAACAAGTCCAGCAAAACTGGCAAGAAAAGGTACACGCTGCTTGCTATTGTTCTTATCTTGGCGACCGTTTCTTTTTTCCTTGCTGCCATCTTCATGGGCGAACATACTGGGGTGTGTAAATGAAAGCAAATTATGATTTGTATATGTGCAGGGTCGCACAACTAGATGTCCAGTCAAGCTCGTTTAGCGAGCTATCTTTGGAGCTTAGGAAAAGAAACACTTCCGCACCAACTGCACAAACAAAAGAGCCGAGCCTTTTACAGTTCATTGGCAGACATAAAGATGTTTTGAAAAAAACAGAATTCCACTTGGTTGCCGAATCAGTTTTACTTGATGACGAAACTGTTTGGGCTGGTCATGATAATGATGGACTCATTACGCAACTTTGGGTAACTAAGCAATGAAAGCAACGCACGATGTTTATATGTGCAGAGAAAAATCAGAGCTGCAAAAAATAATCGAGATTAACGAGCGCAAGCAATGGGAAGCAATTCGAGAGGATATTCGCGCTTGGTACATAGCAAATCCGATGGTCATTAAAACAAAAAGCCCCAAATAGGGGCTTCTTTTATTGTGGCTGATTAACTGATTGCCTTAGCTTCATGGCATCATTAACGCGCATTGAATTGCCTTGTATCTTCTTGTAATCAATATCCGCACCAGCCTTCTCAGCATCGACTTGCAAATACAGTCTATCAGTCTCAGCTTGGAACATCTTGATTTCATTAGCCACAGCGCCGTTCTGCGCCTTGGCTTGTTCTGCCATAGCTAAAGCCATGTTCGGATCCTGCTGTTGGCTTTGAGCTTCCTGAGCTTGTTGTAATGCTTGTTCTTCTTGCTCAGTTTCTGGCTGACGAATACCCATCAGCACAAGCTGAACTCCTGCCCACTCTCTCAAGTCTTGCATCTCTGCGCCGTCAGTTAAGCGAAGCATTTTGAGTTGGATAATCTTAGCAAGCTGCGGGTCGAGTGCTGCGGCTTGTGGCAGCATCATTTCAAGCTTTTCCATTGATTGCTGCTTGCTTGTGTCGTATGCCTTGCCGATGTCTGCGTAAACTTCAAACTTGGCTTGTGTTAAGTCGTTCAACACTTTGATTTCGCCGCTGTCAATGTCTAACACCTGAGTCATCAGTTCAACTTCTTCACGGTTGCCATCTGCTGACATGGTTGTAACTTTGCGAGGTGCATCGTAAGTCTCTGCCGCCATTGCTGCGTAAACTTCAGCGTCGCGCCGGATGGCGTACTTGCGGTTCTCTTGGAAGCCCATTGACTGTTGGTCGAACATGCCTGCAAGCTGATTGATTGCCTTTCCTGACAGGTCAGTGTCAGCAATGTTGTTCGGCAAGCCTGGATTTGCTACATCTTCAACAGCCATCCGCATTTCTGCCATGAGTTGCTGTAATGATGTTGGTACAGGTTGCTCTAATGATTGACCAACGGGACCGCCTGGCAACTCATTACCATTAGCATCAAACCGATTGACCAGCAAGTAAGGATAAGCCGAATCCGCGCCCGTTTCCTCGTGCATGTGCTCGAAGCCTTGCACCTGCTCTGGGAAGTAAATCGGCTTCACTCGTGGAGATTGACCAACGATACTTGCAAGGTATGACATGGTAAAGTCTCGCAGCATTTGCGGGTCTTTCGCCGCCTTAACAATGCCCTCGTAATGTTCAACGCCTTGAATGTATGCTCTATCGCCGTACTGCGGGATGATTGGGATCAATCCGCCAGCAACTCGCTTAGGCTTGCCGATAATGCCCGAGCCTGTCACATAGTATTTGTCGCAGACGTTCTTTTCTATTTCTTTCTCGCCAACAAGCTCGAAGCCTGCCGCTAATAACTCTTCGTCAACCTCACCAGCTTTCTTGCCTTTCTCTTGCTCGAATGCCTGCATGGTGCCGAATTGGTCAGTGAAGAGCTGAATTCGAACCTTGGTTTTGTATGCGTGATAATACTCACCAACGTAAATGATTTCAGAAGCACCGCCAACATCAGCCCACGGAAATGACCAACCATTTTCAGGCTGGCTAAAGCTATCCATTACCGAAGCAGGGTCGATTCCTTCTCCCGTCATTTCTTCAAACCATGCAGCATATCCATCTGGTGAAAATGGCGTGAGTACGGTGCATCGTGTGGCATCTGACTTGTCTATGCGCTTGGCGTTTGAGTCGAAGAATACGCAGTTATTATATTCATGAATTGGCGCACGCTCGATAACCTGATTTAGATTACCAACGCCGTCTGACTCGTATTTGGTATATAAGCGCCAACCGCCTAAGCCGCCAATTACCTGTTCAATACAGGCATAATCAAACGCTTCTCGGCTTGTATTCTTGCGTGAGCATGCGCGATAAATGCCATCAAGTAGTTCTGCCGATTCGTCTGAGGTGCCTGCGATTGGCTCAAAGTCTGCCATGATTGGGTTCGATCGCATGTCTGACATGATGTCACGAAAGGCTTTGCGCAGTAAGTCAAACTCACCCTTGTAATCTAGTGAGCAGTCAGACAGTAATGCTCCATCCCAATGGGTAATCCAGAAAAAGGACATATCAGCAGCAGCACGCTCTCGCGTCACTTGGCTAAACTGATAATCCGTATTGAAATTCTTTTGGATTTGCTCGAAAGTTAATTGCTTCATCTGCGCCCCATTCTCGGAATTGGCTTGGGTATATAAACACTCTGCCTATTTTGCACTATTATAGCAGCGTTAGCAAAAAGCATCATCAGCGAATCCGCCATGCCTGGAGATGGTATTTTAATAGACTTCATTTCTATCTTACTCATTATCTGAATGTAGCCGTTATTGTTCGCTTTTATCGGCACTCGGCAGACTTCAGAGCGTAGCGCGTCGATGTTATCAATACCGGATGAATCAAGACTAATCATCGTGTCAGGGTCTACGTATTCACCCCGAACTACTGCGCGATAAGTGTTATAAAATCTATCTCGAAGCGCCCAATAGTATTGCGCCCGCTTGTTTTTGAATGTTTCTTTGTTGGTTTTAGGGTTGCGGATTGGAACGCCTTTATTGTCAAACGAATACATGGTATCAGGACTATCTACACCCTCAGAGCCTCTAAACATCTGCAACGCAATGCGCTTGCCTGCTGATATGTTGCTGATGTGCTGTCGCAGTGTTGCACCTAGGCCGTCAGCATCCCACAGGAAGTAGTCAGCTTTATAGTCAAACGCTTCACTCATAGCAACGTCACAGCATTGGTAGGCGTCAGCGTCGAGTATTTCCTTAACGCACGTAACGACTGAGCCATGACGCACTGAGAAGCCCTTGCTATCAACGCCTTGGTCAGCAGGGTCAAGTGACGCGACGATTGCGCCCTCGGCTTTGAAGTTTAGCTTTAAGTGCGCGTCGATTGCAGCGTTAAACCATTCGGATGGAATTAGTGCATTGTCTACATGGTCGTTAAATCCACCTTCCCAGATGTGCTTGAAGCTTGCTGGTGGCAAATGCTCTCTATCGTATTCGCGTTCAGCTTGTAAGCCTGAGTCCTCAAACCAAGGGTTGTCATCGGCATTCATCATAACAACTAGATGCAGCTCATCCTCATAAACTCCATCGCGCTCAAGCTCGTGTAAGTATGGCGTGATGAAGCGTTTAGAAAACGGGTCTGCTGACGATGCAGGGTTGCCGATAAAGAACAACTGAACGTCCTTCAGTGAATCTTCTTCTTCAGTAAACTCAACCTCAGCAAACTTAGAAGGCAATCCGGCCTTGGCTTTGTTTCGAGCTGTTGGCGTTAACTGCTCAAGTGATTCCTTACTGATAGTTTGCGCTTCTTCGACAAGAAATCGCCGAAAGCCTGCTGCTGACTTGATTGATGCAGGGTTGCGCGCTAAGCCCTTGAACTTAAACTCGCCGCCTGACTCGTGGAATATGATGTTGTTTTGTGTCTCGAATCCAGCGAAGGATAAGCGACTGCATTCTGATGTGATTAGCGAGTGAACGGAATCTTCTAAGCTGTTTTGAAACTCCCGCAGGCAATAAACCTTGTCACCTAAGTCTTTGACGCCAGCAAGAGCAATGTCTATTACTTGCACCGATTTCCCTGAACCCCTGCCGCCGACAACGATAATAAACCGCTTCTTAGACCGCAAGACACATTCAAGCTTTGATGCAATGTAGCAATCCGCAACCATTACGTCTGTGCGGCACCAATCGCCGTCAACATAAACAAGGTTATACAGATGACCAGCTTTAGGACAGACAATACCAAATACAGTGGAGTAAACGCGATTATCAGCAGGCGCTGCTTTTATCTTTGCCTCGACTTTTGATAGCTTGGCGTCTGTGAGTCGCTTCATTAATTCTTGTCGCGCTTACGCCAAGACAGCCACATATCAAAAAGGTTTTTAGCTATAAACGTCAATCCGCCGATGATTGATACTGCTGCCGCAATGGTTGGCAGTGCTGACTGCTGGGATACAACTTGCGGGGCTGAAACTGCAACAGCTCCGAGTGTAACCCCTGAGCCAATCGACAAAGCGCCGATACTGTTAACAATCTTGCTGGCAACAATGCTGCCGTGGTCACTTATTAGCATCATCAGGTCTGTCAGTGCGTGCTTCATCTTTTATCTTCCGAATGTTTGAATAAATGTAATGCACCGATTTTACACCGCCGCAGATACCTAGCGCAATAATTAGTAAATCCATCAACATTACCGCGCCTCCAATCGCTGAACAAATGCGCCAAGATATAAGCGTTCACAAGTATCACGGCGATTTTCAGCAGTACGTCAAAACCTGTATCGTAATCAAAGTGATATGAAAAGAAATTATCAATTGCCGATAACAAGTATATACCACCAAAACAGGTAAATGCTTGCCTGATTTCTGATGAAATTCTGATATTTGCTGTTGCAAGCCAAAAAGCTACGATTGCCGTAATCATGTAGCAGTCGAAGTTTCTTAGCGGTGTAGCGTGAATTGTGGTGTAGATGGTCAATTCCAAGATAGGAATAATTGCGCGGACGTTCAGAAACAAGAACGCCAGCGCATACAGCAAGCAGATAGCTAAGCTAACGCTATTTATATTTAGATTTGCTAGGCTTATCATTTTTCTTAACTGGCTTTTTGTCTTTTGGTTTGTCTACTGGTAATCCCATAGCTTGCTCCTTTTGGTTGGGTTTTTAGTTTAGCGCATTACTCTGGCACGCGAAAGCCCAAAGACCAGAGCAATTTGGCGACGTCATCAATATCTCCTGTCTCAAGCCACTTGTTATATATGGCCAGTCTTGTGCGATCTTTCTCGGCTTTGTCTTTGGCTTTGCGGTCGTGGTCTAGTGGCTTTAGGTCGTGTTTATACCCATAGTAAAGCTGACCGCCGTCTTTTGAATTCCGCCAAATTACTGCGCTTTTATCAAAGAAGTCGCTACCAACAATAAAGGCTTTTTCATTGCTACCTGAGGCAGCATTCAGATAAATGCACTCAGTCCCGACAGGCGGCAATCGCAAAGCTTTTTGGTTATCGTAGTCGTACCATTCAGATTCGTTATCTGTGGAGCTTTCAGGCTTATCTAGGTAGCTTGTATCGGCTGGTTTGTAGCGTTGGTCAGTGATTTTGAATGAGCAAACGGCGTACTTTCCATTCCAATCAAGCTCACCAGCGGTTGTGTCGCAATGTTTTGGCCACCACTCATTAACTGCGACCGCTTGCCATTTAATTTCAACATCATCCGCCAACTCAGGCCGCTTGCCGTTAGTTTTATACTCAACACCCCAACGATACCTACCAACAAAGCCCAGCTCTTTGGCGCGTCGCTGGAATTGCTCAAGAGTGCAAATAACATTACCGCCCCAGCCCTTACCTACCGACTCAAGAAGCGCTCCGTCTATGTCAATGTAAAGCATTCCTGCTTTGTGAGATGTCCGGTTAAATTCAGGCAGCACCCCATTCAACTCAATAACCGCATCATCTAATGTTTTCATCTTCATTCCATCCATTCAGTTAATCGAAAATCAAATATAGCATAACTAATTATGCAGTCAACTAGCACAAAAGAAAAAGCCACCCGCTAGGATGGCTATTCTTTCTGAACTTGTCGCCAGCGCGTCAGCCGCGCCTTTGTGGTTGGAAACCGACCGAAGCCGTAAAGACCAGGCTGCATACAATTTCAAACGGGAAGCTACTGCGCCAAGTGGAGACCTAGCAAGTCTTTAACCAGTCATCTGCCATTGTAGCCAAGCGTAGTTGTAAGTGCTTTTCCTAATTATAAGCGAAAAACGTGGTTTGCAAATATTTATTTGCTACTCAAAGCCTTTTCAATCGCCTCAAGCCGCTCAACAAGCTGCGTTGATTCGCTGATTTGTATTGTGTCTTTAATCATACTGATTAGCATCTGGCCTTGCTCTGGCGTTAGATTGCCATCAGCAACGCCTTGGAACACAATCAGAGCCTTTTGTTCGTGAGTTGCGTCTTCAGGTATCTCTAGCTTAATTCGTTCGCCTGAGGGCTTTAGCGGAGGCTCTACGCGCTTCAATGCTTCACTTATCAGCATTGGCACTGGAGGGTTCTCAGATGAACCTAAGCCAATCTGTACCACTCGCTTAAAGAATTCAGCCTTACTGCCGCACTCTGATTCGATTGCGTCAAGCATTAATGTTTTTGCGCCTAAACCCCTGCGTGCGCGGTCTTCTGGGTCTGGTTGTCTATCAGATGTAAATGTCATGTTTC